ATCCATCCCGCGTTTTCTACTAACTTTAGTCGGGTCAGCAGGTTTCACATCAATACCGTTTAACTCTGATGCAGGAGGAGTCGCCATTGGTTCCACTTCAACTGGGGTTGCCAACATACCACCAGTTTCCATTGCGATCTTATTTGCCTCTTCAGGTGTGCCAGCGGAGTCGATTAGTTCGCCAGTAACAGGGTCGGTTACATCGTACCGATACTGTTTCTCTTTTACGGAACTAGCACCTTCTGGAGTCTTTGCCTGTTCGATGATCTTTGCCGTCATGTCTTCGTTCAGACGGTCAGTGACCTGTTCAGTAGAAAGTTTGCGACTTGCTTTGCGGGTTTTGATCGGGTCAAACGAACCCTTGTTTGCTCGCTCTTCTGCTTGCTCTTGGGTGAACCCTTGGTCAACCATGCGCTTTGTGCCATCTTCCCTCGCGTCTCTGACGTCTTCGAGAACTTTGCGCTCGGAGTCAGATAATTTCCTAGGTGCCTTCGCTTCTTCTTCGTCGTCGCCGAAACCAAAGAAACTCTTGATGCCGTTCCATGCGTCGGAAGCAAACCCTGTGATGCCGTCTTTGATCTTGAGCAGGAAGTCCAGCACACCGTCAGTTAAACTGTCAACCATCGCAGACAGAGAGAACTCTTCAAGAACCTTTGCCGCACCGTCGAACCCAAAGAAATCCAAGACCTTAGCAGTGAGGTCTATAATCCAGTCCAGAGGGATGGTAAGTGCCTTGAGTAAACCGTTCGAGAACCCAGTAAGACCGGCGAGGATCTTGTCGAACATATCCCCGTCTTGCCCCTTAAATGCATCAACAAAACCCATCACTCCCATTGTGAGTGCGGCGAGTCCTGCTGCGATTACTGCTCCGATTGCGATGAACGGTGCCATGGCAACGAGGGCAGGTCCAAGACCGGTCACGACTGCCATGATTGCCGACTGTACGCCAGTCAGAAGTCCCAGCATGCCGACTCTCAGCAATGTGAGACCTTTCTTGATGCCTCCGAGTAACTTAAAGAATGCACCCTTACCAAAAGACAGTAAGTTTGTAGCGAGACCTTTAAGTAAAGAACCTACAGTGGTGAAGACAGATTTTACTCCAACACCAACCATGGTGATCAGTTTAGTGATGCCCAATTTATCGGCAATCTGTGCGATGTTACCCAGTTTACTGGCGAAAGATTGCTGTAGACCCTTCAACCCGAACATGTCCCCGAGATCTTCTTCTCTTCCTGCTGCAAATGCCTTACCGAAAGTGCTCTTCGATTTGTCTGGTTTGTCAGGAGTTGTTGGAGAGTCACCATCTCGGTCTGCAACCTTTTCTCGGTTGACGACAAAGTTTTCTCTTTCTGTGCGGTCAGTTACGATTATTTTCTCGAAACCGCTGACGATAGATTCTGGAACGTGGTTCATGAAGTTGTTGAGAACCTCGCGGATGCCTTTCAGTTCCGCAACCACCAGTTCGTTGCCCGAATTGAGTCCACTAAACCCATCAAGCAACAGTTCTGTGCTGGTCTCGGTGACTCCATTTAGGTTCTTCAGTTCTTGTGCAACTTGCTCTATCGTTGACATTCTTATTATCCTAGTTTAAGGTTCCCTATCTTCATCAACCCATCATCTTACGTTGTTCTGCTTTCTCATTTTCCTCCCTGATATATTCAGTTAGGAGAGAAACGTAGATGACTCGTTCCCACGGCAACATCATCTCTAACTCAGTTAATGAGTATTTGTGGTGCTGCATCAGTGCGAAGTTTGTCTGGTAATGATTAACCAGAGAGTCGTGAGATAGGGTTATCAGAAAAAATCAGATAAACCCGATAACTCCAACTCGTTCGCAGTTCCACACTTAACACACATGAACTCTGCCTTGTGCTTCAGTGCCGGCATACTTGCCAAAAAGTCTGTAAGAGACTGAAGTTGAGCAGCAGTCATTGAGGCAACAAATTCTTCCATTTCCTCTGGTAATTGCGACTCAGCGTCAATCCTTTCTTCTTCAGTGTGCACCGCCGCGATACTTGACGCGACTACGCTTAGTGCAGCACCCATATCCTCTCCAGCGTCTAGTGCCGTGCCGTTCAGCAACGTGTCATAGGTTGGGTAACGCATCTCAACCTTGATGGCATCTGTGACCTGGATTATGTTGTTTCCCCTTTCAACTTCTATTTCGAGAGTCTCGAGGTTCACGTCATATTCGTTTCTTTCTTCGCAAGAAGAACATCCCAAAAGAATGGTGGAGATTTCTCCAACAGACTTTGCTCTCAGTTGAGTAAACATGTACTCAACATCGAAGGTTGCCAACTTGGCAACATCAACCCCTGCTCGTTCATCGAGGCATGCGGCGATAGTATCGACCATTGCCTCAAGGCAGGTCTTGCTGTCCTTAGACTCAAATGCTTGGAGAAGAACTTTCTCTTCTTTCACCAAATATGGTCTGTACTTTACTTTCTCTCCCGATGAGGGAATCGTCATAGTAAAATTCAGAGTTTCATTAATGCGCGGTAACGCCATGATATAATCTCCTGATTATCAAGTAATAGTATAGTTGCTGTATGCCAGCGAAACTGTCAACTCCAAAGTTGCTGTCTGTGCTTGGTTATTTAATTCAATTTCGTTAATGGTGGTCGGGTATGCCCGTTCCAACTTAACCCCGTAGATCTTATTTGCTTGCTTATCTAACTGTTCTATTGTCACTTGGTGTCCATAGTCTGCGAGGAAACCTGCGACAAATGGTGGTTGCGAAGAGACAATGCATTCGATCCATTCTTGGAAGTAATCTCTTGCGCTGTAAGTGCCTGTCAGGTAGAACGTCAAACTGACTTCTGGGAGAACATGCCCGACACCAATCTTGATCGGTTCAATACCGATCTGTCGGTCTACGGTCAGGATGGTCTTCCCTGGAATTCTTGCTTGGGTACAAAGCAGGTCGAGGTCTTCTGTGTTACCACCCCAAGATGCTGCGCCGCCTCCAGGTTTACGGGTGCCGTCAATGTTCGGCATAAACACCCTGTATCGGTTGTTAGATGCCGAACCGTTCTGGGCATTTAATAGAGCACGCAATTTGTCAGTGCTAAAACTCATATGTTCTTCCTTGAGATCTCTCTGCTGTCTTTGTGGACTCTTGCTTCAGATGCCTTACGCCACTCTGCGAGAGGTAGGTGAACAGCAACCTCCCACTCGGGTGCAGGAACATGTGCTATCCTGCCATATATGTTATCATATCTATAACGTTTAATACACGCCTTATATGCACGGAGCGACGTTCGTTTCTTCAAGTATTTATAATCAATTTTAAGGAAAGTGTTCCAACGGTAATTGTCAGGACTCGCACTGGCACGGATGATCATATTATAGAACATCTTCTGCCTCAGGTCTATCGGGAGATAGTGTAGATTCAACCCCATGAACCCTTCTTTTGCCACCTCGAGCATTATGACCAGAGGGAATCTGTCGTAGTAAGGCAGGGTGTTCTTGTTCGCCGGATTGTACATAAACATGTACATTCTGCCCATGAGTTCCCCTTGCGACATACGCATAGGTTTCTCTCGCATCATCCTGCGTTGGTTTACGTCTTTCCCTGCGATCTCATCCATCTTATCAGCAAACCAATCTCGGGATGCCTTGCTGCTCGGATCGATGCCGTCCGCTTCTAGTTCCGACTTATATAAATTGAATAGGTTTTCGTCCATTCGTTTATTTATAAGTATAATAAGAGGGTTTGACAGGAGAAGTCAAATGAGGGCACTATTAGCGGTAGTTGTTTTCTGTACAGGATGTACAATATCTCACACTGATGGTGAGATGCCGGAAGTAGAGTTTAAAGAATTCGAACAGGTCTGCACAGAGAAGTTTAAAGTGCGAACCAAAGGTGGGGGTGCGATACTTGAGTGTAGTATAAAACTCAAGGGCACTTTCATTATATAATAAAAAAGGCACCCGAAGGTGCCTTGGTGAAGCAGAGTTACGAATTAGTCAGCGTTTGCCAACTTCTGGAAGTATGAGAACGCATCCTCATCACCATCATCGCCTGCTTCTTCAGCAGTAGCAGCAGCAGCACTTACCTTGACTTCAGGAGCAGAGGCAACAGGAGCAGGTGCTGGTTCAGCAACATTATCCATAGCAATCTCTGCCTTTACAGTCGCAGGAGCAGTTGCACCCAATACTTCAAACAACTTCGTAGACAACTGGTCGTAAGACTTGAACGTCGCAGGATCAACGTAGGTGTTGATATCGTGCAACTGGTTCAGTGTTGCTTGCAGTTGAACTTCATCACCGTCGAACAAACCACTTGGTGCTTTGAATTCTGAACGGTCGTAGTTGCGGTATCCTTCGACGTTGCGGATCTTCAGTTGGAAGTCAGCACCACCCCACAGGTCGAATGGGTCGACAGGAGTCTCTCCAGGAAACTGTGGTTGCATGAGGTCTTGGATCTTATCAAAGATCTTCTTACCAAACTGGTACATGAAGACTTTGCCTTCGTTCTCAGGAGCAGATGGATCTGATACAACGAGGATGTTTGTGACATAGTGAAGTCGACGCTTCTGCTTGCGAACTTGCTCGCGGTCTTCTTCGTTGCCAGAGTTCCACAACTTGCTGTTGAGTTCTCCGAGGGGATCTTGCTGACCAAGTGAGGTCAATGACTTCTCAATGTACCACTTGCCAGTTGGACCTTTGAATCCGTGATCCCAGTAACGTACCCATGGCACATCACCTTCGGACGGGAGGAATCGAATAACTGCATAACCATTGCCTGCCTTATCGACAGTTGGTTTCCAGAGATTCTCATCGCGGTTATTATTATCTGTTTTAGCGCCTGATGCTTCTTGAGC